TTTAGGATCACTGGACATTTTAGTCCATTCTTCTCCTTGAGCATCCATCTTTTTGCCTGGAAAAACATAAAATCCACCAATGCATATTAATTTTGCCTCTGGTATCTTTGCCTTAATTTTTGGCCATATATCGTTAACTAGAGGTGCCATACCTTTCGTGAAAGCTGCATTAAAAACGTATAGATGAGGATCTTTTTTTCTTATGTCAACATCATTTTTATAAGTTACTATACCATTTCTAGTTTGAAAGAATTTTTTTTTTAAAACTTCAAAATTTCTTCTTTTACCATGATCACAGTTAGTTACATAAGTTGAGTGAAAATCAGATAGAGTAAATACTTCATCTATATGTCCACCTACAACCAAGTCTTCCAAATAAATATCTCCGTTTGCAAACGTATCGTGCATCCATACTATTTTATGTTTTGCATAATTTTTTATTGCAGAATATCTTTGAGGATTGTATTGAGCAAACTGATTATACATGTTAGGTGTTAAGAAAGGAATTATTGTTCTTAATGATATTACAACATCAAATTTAAAATCACTCTTATAATCAAGTATAGAGTTGTCTAGATATTGAACACCATCATAGTTTCCTTCTTTTGCAAGATTAGGATCTTTTGAACAGTTATTGAAGATTGTTACTTTAAAACCTAGTTTGGCAAGGTTTTTAGCCATTAATATTGTCGCTGATTCGGATCCACCGAGACCTCTTTTCTTTAAAGTATCTCCATCGTATGGTAACCCTATTATATCTAAAAATGCTATGGTTGTCATATTATTAGTATCAATTTTATTTTTAATTCACTACAGTTTATTTATAAATATACAGTAACACAAAAACAAATAAATGTCAATGCTTGGACATATATGAGGGGAAATAGTATCGCACAATGCCAGTAATTAAGAGTCCATCGGTCCGAGTAGGTCTAGGACGTATAGGTTATTCAGGTTCCGCTGGAACAGCAGGTTTCACTGGTTCTGCCGGTGCTACAGGTGCTGCCGGTCCTGGTGGTGGTTATGCCGGCTCTCAAGGTTATACAGGTTCAGGTGGTTTAGGTTACACAGGTTCACAAGGCGCAGGTTTCACAGGTAGTCAAGGTACAGCAGGTACTTTAGGTTACACAGGTTCACAAGGAACAGGTTTCACAGGTTCAGCAGGTACAACAGGATTTTCAGGTTCAGCAGGCTCTGTAGGTTATTCAGGATCAGCAGGTTCAACCGGTGGTTTAGGATATTCAGGATCAAAAGGAGATACAGGTACATCGGGTACAGTAGGATTTTCAGGTTCACAAGGCTCATTAGGATATTCAGGATCAAGAGGTACAGCAGGTACAACAGGTGGTTTAGGATATTCAGGATCAAGAGGTACAGCAGGTACAGTAGGATTTTCAGGTTCAGCGGGTAGTCAAGGTGTTATTGGTTATTCAGGATCAAGAGGTACTGCCGGTACAGATGGTGACGATGGTTCAGACGGCTCTGTAGGTTTCACAGGTTCAACAGGTGCAGGTTATTCAGGATCAAAAGGAGATACAGGTGCTCAAGGGCCAGGTGGTGGTTATACTGGTTCAGCAGGTACAGTAGGATTTTCAGGTTCAGCAGGCTCAACCGGTGGTTTAGGATATTCAGGATCAAAAGGAGATACAGGTACAGCAGGTGGTTTAGGATATTCAGGTTCAGCAGGTTCAGCCGGTGGTTTAGGATATTCAGGATCAAGAGGTGCTTCAGGTGCCGATGGTGCAGGTTATTCAGGATCAAAAGGAGATACAGGAACAGGATTTTCAGGTTCAGTTGGTACTGTTGGTTTCACTGGTTCAGCAGGATCAGGTTCAGATTCTCCATTTGTATTTACAACTTCAGGAGATTATAGAACACTTACAGGATATTTAGAAGGTGGTTCAACAAAAACAGTTAGAACGGCAGAGTTTTCATCTGACTTATTAAGATTAACTTTAGCAACATTTACTCCTACTTTTTCTTCATCACCTAGTCCATCAAGTTATCTAGATTGGGATAGACCAGCAACAGGATTTTCTGTATCAATAAATAACCCTAGCGATATTACAAATGATTATATAAGTTCAGTTTACTCTATCACTCAATCAGGTGGAAGTGTTAACGGTACTTTAAGTAATTATTCAGCAGGTAGTTATTCACAAACACCAGAAGGAGGTGTAGATTGGTCACAAAGTTTTACAACAAACAATTCTACTTCATATATCAGATCAACATCTACTAGTCGTAGTGGTGGTTCAGCAAGTGCTGTAGTTAGATACAATCGTAACAATGGTTCAGAATCAGAATATACAGATTCAAATTCAAACATGTCTTTGAGTTGGGCAACTGCCTCTCATAGTTTATCTAAATCAAATGTTAGTGGTAAAACTTTTTTAAAAACTTACACTAGTACATCGTACAACACAAGTGTAAATAATATTAATTCTTCAAGTAACACTTCACATGCTCTTACAGCAAGTGGTGGTTCTTTAAGTACGACTTCAGGAAGCGGGTCTGTAAGTGGAACATTTACCTTTACATCACCTATACACAAAAACAATACAAGCGATACAAGAACGGTTAGTAACACTACAACGTTTACTAGACCTGTCAATGTAACAGGTACCTCATATACGGTAGATCAGTCTACAACAACAAGCAACGTATCTGCTTCATTTTCATATCCGTCTTTCTGGATTTGGACAGCAGGAGTAGGTTCTACTCCATCTTTGGCCAATATAATAAATGATTCTCAATCTACAGGTTTTGAATCAGCAGTGAATCAATTATCTGATCAAACTAAAAATTTTAGTGTTCAATCAGTTAATAATTCAGATTCTAATCCTAGAGCATTTTGGTTTGCTGTTAGGAATACTGCAAGTCAACCAACAACATTTAAAACAGGTGCTAGTGCAGGTTTATTAAGTGATGTTTCTACTACAGATGGTGGAACAATTTCTTTAATTCCTGATTCACCACCTTCTGGTTTAACTTCCGAAAGTTATCATATTTACGGATTTACTTTACAACCAGGAACAACATATGTGGAGATAAGTTAATAGATGGCTACTAACTACGATGGATTAACCCGAAACGTTTGGCCAGGTACTTGGAGTACCGGCACTAATGCGCCTATAGTATTAGACACAGAGGTAAGAGGAACACTTCAAAGTATATCTGGTGCTGCTAACGATCAGTTGCATAATATTCCAGGTGCTAGAATCCAGGAAGGTATGTTAGTATACGTTAAAACCGGATATACTAATGGCTCTACAACATATGTATCTGACAAATATTATACTTACAAACTTATAGGCTCAGAGACTCGTAGTAATATTACCGGCGCTGTACCAAACGCCAACGCCAACTGGACTTTATTCAGTGTTGGTGGTGGAGCAGGTTACACTGGTTCTGCCGGTGCAATTGGTTTTACAGGTTCAGCAGGTACAGTAGGATTTTCAGGATCAAAAGGTGATCAAGGTAATTTAGGATATTCAGGATCAAAAGGCGATCAAGGTAATTTAGGATATTCAGGATCAAAAGGTGATACAGGTACAACAGGTGGTTTAGGATATTCAGGTTCAGCAGGTGTAGGATATTCAGGATCAAGAGGTACAGCAGGTACAACAGGTACAGTAGGATTTTCAGGATCAAAAGGAGATACAGGTACAACAGGTGGTTTAGGATATTCAGGATCAAAAGGTGATCAAGGTAATTTAGGATATTCAGGATCAAAAGGCGATCAAGGTAATTTAGGATATTCAGGATCAAAAGGTGATCAAGGTAATTTAGGATATTCAGGATCAGAAGGAGTTGGATATACAGGTTCACGAGGTACACAAGGTACTGTAGGTTATGTAGGATCAGAGGGAAATTTAGACGTAACAGTAAACTCAACACCACCGGTTGGTGCTGGTATTGGTGACGTTTGGATTGATGACGCAACAGGAATTCAATATTTCTGGATGTACGATGGTAACAGTAATCAATGGGTAGAATTAAGTAACCAAGGTGTAGTAGGATTTACAGGTTCACAAGGAGCAGTAGGAGCTATTAATGATTTATCAGATGTAACAGTTACGGCTCCAACTAGAGGTCAAACTTTAGTTTATGAAACTGCCGGTTGGATACAAAGTGTAACGCCTATATCTCAATTTGTACTAACAGCTAACGGTTCTAGTGCATATAGATTTGACGGTGCAGGCTTTCCAGCGGGTACTAGTGGTGACAACCCTACAATATTTTTAAAAAAAGGCCAGACATATTACTTTAGAAATACAAGTAGTGGTCACCCTTTTGAAATACGATCAACTGCCGGTGGCAGTGCGTATAACA